AATCAGAAATGACTGTCGGCAACATCGCGATGACACCTAAGACACTTGGTGCATTCACCGATGTAACTCGTCAGCTCATGATTCAGTCAAGCATGGACGTAGAAGCTCTTATCCGTGATGACCTTGCTACAGCGATTGCTCTTGCGATTGACTTGGCTGGTCTTGAAGGATCAGGCTCAAGCGGCCAGCCTACTGGTATCTTGAACACGTCTGGCATCAACAGCGTAACTAACTTCGCTGCTGCTAACCCAACCTTCGCTGAAGTAGTGACTCTTGAGACTGCGCTTGCAGAAGACAACGCATTGATGGGCAACCTTGCTTACATCTTGCCTGCTGCAATGTACGGTGCTCTGAAGACTACTGAGAAGGCAACTGGAACTGCACAATTCGTAGTAGAGCCTGGTGGCACTATTAACGGACACCGTGCAATCGTCTCTAACCAAGGAACTGCTGGTAACCTTTACTTCGGTAACTTCGCAGACCTACTCGTAGGCTTCTTTGGTGGACTCGATCTGGTTGTTGATCCATACACTGCCTCAACAACTGGTACTGTCCGTGTTGTTGCATTGCAGTCAATGGACGTTGCGGTACGTCACGCTGTTAGCTTCGCTAAGGGTAACGACGGAGCATAAGTCTAGTAGCCCGCCCTTTGGGGCGGGTTTTCTCTAAGGAGGATGTATGAAATACGAAGTAATCAAGGGTTGTGTAATAGCAGGTAAAACATACCGAGCAGGTCAAGAAGTCGAGCTTGATGGCCGTCTTGCTGAATCGCTCATGGGTATTGGCCGTGTTACTCCAGCAGATGAGTCTAAGACTACGAATCGCGCAGTCGGCGTGGAGGGCGGAGAAGCTGCCCCTAAGAAGCGTCGAAGCACTAAGAAGAAGCAAGAGGCCGAGTAATGCCTGTAGAGGTTTTGGCTGATCGCAGAGTTCTAATCGCCGATTTCGGCGTCTCTTGCACTGGCACGCTAACAGGCGGTGGGTCAGTTACATTTACGGCAATCTACGACGCTCAGCACGCCCTTGAGGAAGCTGGGGGCTTTGTCGCCTTCTCTGTTGATCAGCCACGCCTCACTTGTATTACATCGGATATTTCTACACTTAACGAAGGTGACACTGTAACCGTGCCAGTAGAAGGCACTGATGTTGACTGCACGATACGTGTAATCATGCCAGACGGCACAGGCATTACTGAGCTGGCTCTGGAGAAGCAATGAGTCATATTCGCACAAGAATTCGTCAGAACCTTGTTACTACACTTACTGGCCTAGCCAATACAGGAAGTAACTGTTTTGACACTCGCGTATTTCCCATGCAGGCAAGCGCACTGCCTGGTATATGCGTTTATACGGTAAACGAGGTGTCTCAGTATCCAAGCATGAGACCACCAAGAACTTTGCAGAAAAGATTATCTGCACGTATTGAAGTCTACGTTAAGATGACTTCGACATACGATGAAATGGTAGATCAAATAAGCGCAGACATAGAGGAAGCGCTATATACGGATCTAACAAGGGGTGGCTTAGCGATAGACACGCGAGTCACTTCATTTGATACTGACTTCTCGGCTGACGGTGATCAACCCGTCATGGTAGGGCGTCTCACTTGTGAGATACATTATCTAGCGGTTGAGGGTAGCCCAGAAGGTTAGTAAAATCGGACATATTTATTTTTTCGTGAGGACGTAAAAATGGCTACAAACATAGGTAAGGACGGGGCAGTTTACAGCGGTTCAAACGCTGTTGCTGAGATACGAGATTGGTCTTTAGAGACTACATCAGAAGTCGCAGATGACACTGTGATGGGTGATTCGTGGATGACGCACACTGCTACGCAGAAGTCATGGACGGCATCATTCACAGCGTTCTGGGATCCTACTGACACTACTGGTCAGCAGACTCTGACAGAAGGCGCTTCAATCACTCTGAAACTGTATCCCACGGGTAACAATTCAGGTGACTACGAGTGGTCAGGAACTGCGACTATCACTTCGGTGAGCAAGTCAGCATCATTTGACGGTTTTGTAGAGGCTAGCTTCTCTGCACAAGGTAGTGGAGCACTGGTTGAAGGCACTGTCTAATGAGCAAGCTAATTGATAGTGTAGTACAGCACTTCAGTAATCTTGGCGTTAGGGAGATCGAAGTTCCCGAGTGGGAAGCGACTCTCTACGTCAAGAATCTGACTATTGAGGACAAGGCAAAGTTAAATGCCCGTTCTCAAGACGATATCCACGACTATATGGTGTATGCGATCATCTTTGGCGTAGTCGATAACGAGGGCAACCCCGTGTTCGACATTGGTGACAAGGTGAAGCTGCGTCGTCATGCGTCCTCAGCAGTCGTGGAGCGTGTTGCTAATGAAGTATTAGCGTTCCAGACCCAGAGCGAGGAAGATCGCGAAAAAAACTAACGGACGACCAAGGGAACCCGACTGAGCTTTACAGGGTCTTCGAGCTAGCGGAACATCTTGGTCAGACAGTTAGCACGATTTTGGCAATGACGCCCACTGAGTTCCAACATTGGTGGACGTTCTTCAGTATAAGGGCGAAAAGGCAAGAGCGTGAGCAATCCAGATCCAATCGTAATCCACCTACAGGCCAAAGACGACGGCGTTAACGAAGTCTTTGATAGTGCTACTCGCGCTACCAAAAAGAATGAGCGAGCAGTTCAAGACACCATCAAGCGGATGGAGCAGTACCGCAAAGAGATGGGGATGTCTAAGAACCAGCTTCAGCTTTATCGTGCAGCGCAAGCAGGCGCTACGAAAGAGCAGAAGAATGCAATTCGTAGACTGCAACGTCTTACCGAGGCAAAAGAAAAAGACATCTCGACTAACAAGCGCCTAAACGGTAGCTTGCGTATGATCCGTGGTGGTTTTGGTCAGGTCGGCCACCAGCTCCAAGATATTACGATACAAGCACAGATGGGCACTGATGCGTTCATCATCTTGGGCCAGCAGGGTTCTCAGATAGCATCATTGTTTGGGTCGCGGGGTGCCATGTACGGTGCTGTCTTAGCGGTCGGCGCTGCATTCGTAACCTTCATGAAAAATACGTATGGAGCAGCTGATAGTTTAGAAGAGCTAAAAGAAGTAGGCCAAGAGATAGATAAACTTTTTGGCACTAGCTTGGCGATGAACGTAAAAGGTGTCAGTGATGAGTTAAGGAAGTTAGCGGAAGATTCTCAAGAACTAGCACTTACAGAGATACTTTTAGGTAATGCGGCTGCATCAGAAAGGCTGCAGGACGCTTACACACAACTTAACGATGTTCTCTCATTTACTAGGACAAACACTCTCGAAACAAAAGGTGGAATGGATAAAATAGCTCTTTCCAGCGCAGAGTTAGCGAAAGAGCTGGGGATTAGTGAAGAGCAAGCCACGAGGTTATCGACAACATTCGATGACTTAAAAACAAACGCCTTTGAGGGTCGTAATGCGTTCCTTGCTGTAGCGAATTCAATACTTGTTGCTTCAGATAGCGACAAATTCAAAGAGTTTGTAACTGAGGTTAAGGATTTAACAATACAAGCTGGTCACGCCAGCTCTCAAATTAAGAATTTAGCTGATTTAAGAAGTCAGTTAGAAAGTGGTGGTTTTTTACCCGAGGATGAGGGTCGTAGCAGAGATCAGCTACAGGCTATCATTGATCGCAACACCTTAAAAACGCTTGCTGGCGAAGATCAGATTAAAGCAGCAATGAAAGCACGCATCGACGAAACGATTGATGCGATGAAGAAGCTAGGTAAGTCTGAAGCAGAACAGAAGCAGATGAAACTCGCGCTTGAGGGCGAATTGAGTCGTCAGATTTCTGATATGCAGAACAAGCGTCTGCAAGAGTTTAATAAGCTAGATGATGCGCGTCAGAAGGATGCCGCAAACGTAGAAAAGAGTCGCGCTCAGGTTCGTGCAGTTCATCAAGAGGAGCTTACTGGCCTCGATGCAATCAATCAAAAGTATGATCTTAAACTGCAAAAAGTTGAAAATTTAGCGTCAAAAGAGCCAAGAATTTTGGCTGAAGCGTCAGCAGAGATTATTCAAATTAATGCAGATAGAGCGAAAGCTATAGATAAGTTTCATGAAGATGAGTATTTGTCTGGCGTTAAAGCTCTAGAAAAGGAACGTCAAGCGCACCTAGATCATCGAGACTCGATAAAAAAGATGATGGATGATGGCAAGA